GTTTTGGACCATGGCCGCCCTCATCGCTCGGCAGGAGGGTGCGCGCATCGTCGCCGGCCGCGGCAGCGTGACACGCCCCTGCGAGCCCGACGATGTGGTGAAGTGCCTCGACCGCCTCTACCGCCAGCGCCGGATCGACCTCACTCATGCGCGCGTCCTGCGCCGCTGGGGTGAGCGTGGCTATGCGCCGAACCAGCACGCGCCCAGCGAGCGAGCCGATGCCGGCGTCTGGCGCGAAGCGCTCGGCCGTTTGGAATGGCCCCTTCGAATCAAAGGGATAGTGGCTGGACACGACTTCGCCACGGTGACCAGCCTGCGGCCATGATAAGGCCCTCGCATCGCAAGGCGATCCGGGGCCAGGAGGCTTGGATCGTCTTCGGCGGCCGGGCCGACATGGCCTGGCAACGCCTCCTCGCTCCCGGTTTCCGGCACTGCTTCGCCGCACTTCGCGACGATGATGGCTGGCTGGTGCTCGACCCGCTCTCCGGTTGCCTGATGCTGGGGCGCATTGATGTTCCAGCCGACTTCGATCTGCCCGATTTTTATCGCCGGGCCGGCCTCACGGCGGTCGGCCCCTTCCAGCCCGGTGCGGCGCGGCGAAGGCTGCTGCCCGCCTTGCTGCCGATGAATTGCGTGGGCCTTTGTCGAGCCGTTCTGGGCCATTCAGCACCTTTTGCGATTACCCCCCATGGGTTGCATCAGTCCTTAATGGCACAACTCAAAAACAGGAAAAAAAACTTGACATCCGATTGTGGTCCGGTCTATACCACAATCATCAACGGGCGAGTTGCGCCCGCAGCGGATGCAGCCCAGGCAGCATCAGACAACACGGTTCCACCAGGGCCGGCCCCGCGCATGCGGGTGCCGGCCTTTTTGTCGTCAAGGAGAGAGACGCCGATGGGCAGCCTGTTCAAAGCGCCGAAGCCGGTCCGTGTCGACCCGCCGGCACCTCCGCCACAGCCGGACGTCGCGACACAAGCCGCCACCACCGAGACAGTGAATGTGGATACCCGCAACCGCGCCCGCCGCGGCATCCAGGGCACCATCGTCACCTCGCCGCTCGGCGTGCTCGATGCGGCGCCGCTCGGCCTGCCGCGCAAATCATTGCTGGGAGAGTAGCCGAATGAGTGATGCCATTTCCCCCGGCGATATCCTGGCCCGCCAGGCCCGCGCCCTGGCCCGCCGCCGCCCGCATGAGGCGGGCTGGCGCGACGCCTATGCCCATGTGCTGCCGCGGCCCGACATGCAGGCCGATCTCTTCGACGCCACCGCCGCCGACGCCGCCGAGCAGCTCGCCGCCTCCTTGTTGGCGGAACTCACCCCGCCCTGGTCGCGCTGGTTCGGCCTGGCGCCCGCCGAAGCGATCGCCGAGACCGAGACTGGCCAGGCCATGGCCTATGCGCTGGAAGGCACCGCCCGCATCCTGCAGACCGCCTTCGACCGCTCGAATTTCGCGATCGAGATGCACCAGGCCTTCCTTGACCTCGTCATCACCGGCACAGGCGTGATGATGGTGGAGGAGGCGCCGCTGGGCGAGGCCTCGGCGCTGCGCTTCACCGCGGTTCCGATCATGAGCGCGGTGCTGGAGGAAGGCCCCTCCGGCCGCCTCACCACCATCTTCCGCGAGGGTCGCGAGACCACCGCCGAAATCCTCCGCCGTTTCCCCTTCGCGGAGCTGCCGGACGACATCCTTCGCGATGCAAGCGAGACCCAGCACCGCGTCGTGGAAGCGGTCTGGCCCGACAATTACGGCACCCGCTACGCCGCCGTGCTGGCCGGTGACACGCCGGTGCTGTTGGCGCAGGGCGGCTTCTCGGAAAGCCCCTTCATCGCCTTCCGCTGGCTGAAGGCACCGGGCGAAATCTATGGCCGCGGCCCGGTCGGCAAGGCGCTGCCCGATATCCGCACCGCCAACCGCGTGGTGGAGCTCGTGCTGAAGAACGCGTCCATCGCCTGTACAGGCATCTGGCAGGCCGAGGATGACGGGGTGTTGAACCCGGCCACCATCCAACTCGTCCCCGGCGCGATCATCCCCAAGGCGCCGGGTAGCTCCGGCCTGACGCCACTCGCGGCTCCCGGCAATTTCGATGTCTCGCAGCTTGTGCTGAACGACTTACGGGCTCGCATCCGCACCGCGCTGTTGGCTGATCGCCTCGCCATCGCCCAGGACACGCGGATGACGGCGACCGAGGTGCTGGAACGCAGCGCGCAGACGGCCCGCCTGCTCGGTGCCACCTATGGCCGGCTGCAGACCGAGCTGCTGACGCCGATGATTGCCCGCTGCCTCGCCATCCTCGCCCGCCGCGGGGAAGTGCCGCCTGTGCTTCTCGATGGCCAGGGGGCAAGGCTGCGCTACGAAAGTCCGCTGGCCCGTGTGCAGGGCCGGGCGGATGCGGCGAACACGCTGCTCTTCCTCGATGCGGTGGCGAAGATCGGCGGCGCGGCTGCGGCGCAGGTCGATGCCGCCGCGGCCACTCGCTGGTTGGCCCGCACCCTCGGCGCGCCCGCCGAGGTGCTGGTGCCGCTGGCACCCCCCGCCGCCTGAACGCCCCAACACACTGACACGATGGAGCCCCCCATGACCGACAGCCTGCTCGACCCGACCGTTGCCCCCGCGCCTGTCCAGACCCGGCCCAGCGATGTCCCGGAGAAATTCTGGGACAGCAGCACCGGCGCCATGCGCGTCGATGCCCTGCTGAAAAGCTACAGCGAATTGGAAAAGCGTCTCTCGCAGAAGATTGCCCCCCCCGGCCCGGACGCCACGCCCGAGGAGATCGCGCTGTGGCGCGACACCATGGGCATCCCGGCCTCGTCCGACGGTTACCAGGTGAATGAACCCGCGGGCCTGGGCATCGACCCGCAGGTCAATGAGATGCTGCACAAGGCCGGCTTCACCCAGGCCCAGGCGCAGCTCGTCTATGACCTGGCGGCCGAGCGCCTGCTGCCGCTGATCGGCGAGGCCGCCCAGGCCTATGAGGCCGAGCGCCAGGTCGAGCGGCTGGTGACACATTTCGGCGGCGAGGAGCGCTTCCGGCGCATCGCCAAGCAGATCAGCGCCTGGGGCGGCCAGCACTTGCCCAAGCCGGTTTTCGAGGCGCTGTCCACGACCTTCGAGGGCGTGCTGGCGATGGAACGGATGATGGCCGGCACCGAGCCCGTTATGAGCAAGAGCAGCACGCCCCCCTCGGCGCCGACCGAGGCCGAGCTGCGCCAGATGATGCGCGACCCGCGCTACTGGCAGAAGCGCGAACCCGCTTTCGTGCAAAAGGTCACCGAGGGCTTTCGCCGCCTCGTCGGCGGATGATGTTGCTGAGCGGCTGATCAACGCCCCGGGTTAAACAACCTGGGGAAATCAGACGCTGAGCCCCCGAGACGGCCAGGCAGCGCGGGTCGCGCCTGGCCGCGGGGCTTGAGCCCGGTGTCCCTCCCTCCGCCGGGCTCGCCCCCGGTGCCCGTCGGCGCGCCCCTACCGCGGTCAGCGCCGGCGGGCACCCCCATTGCTCGCGCACAACCCCCACGGGGCGCGCGATGCCGGCCCACAGCGCGGCCCCAAACCGGGCCAACCGTGCCGAACGCCATCCCCCGCAACGCCACACAGCACAGGAGATGCCCGTGTCCAATTCGATCGACCAGGCCTTCATCAAGCAGTACCAGGTTGAAGTGCAGGAGGCCTATCAGCGCCAGGGCAGCCGCCTGCGCGCCACCGTTCGCTCCAAGTCCGAAGTCCGGGGCGCCTCCACGGTGTTCCAGAAGATCGGCCGGGGCACTGCCGCCTCCAAGTCCCGCAACGGCATCGTGCCGGTGATGAACCTCGACCACACCAATGTCGAATGCTTCCTGCAGGATCATTACGCCGGCGACTGGATCGACAAATTCGACGAGCTGAAGACCAATGTCGATGAGCGCGCCGTCGTCGCCAACGCCGGCGCCTATGCTCTCGGCCGCAAGACCGATGAGCTGATCATCGCAGCCCTCGACACCTCGACCAACGAGGCGATCGGCACCAACACTGGTGAGACCGACAATGACGGGCTGACCAAGGCCAAGGTGCTGCTGGCCTTCCAGGCGCTCGGTGCCTCGGACGTGCCCGATGACAGCAACCGCTTCGCGGTGGTGGGCTGGAAGCAGTGGAGCGAGCTTCTGGCGATCCAGGAATTCGCCAATGCCGACTATATCGGCCCGGACAATCTGCCCTGGAAGGGCATGACCCAGGCCAAGCAGTGGCTGGGTGCGACCTGGATGCCGCATTCCGGCCTGACCAAGATCGGCTCGCTGCGCTACTGCTATTTCTATCACAAGACGGCCGTGGGCCATGCCGCCGCGTCCGAGATCGTCACCGATGTGACCTGGCACGGTGACCGCGCCGCCTTCTTCGTCAATTCCATGATGAGCCAGGGTGCGGCCCTGATCGATGGCCTGGGCGCCGTGCGGATGCGCGCCAAGGAATAAGCCTGCCCCGCGCATCCCGGGCCGCCTGGCTCGGGATGCGCCCCTCCCCGTCCCCCAATCAGGAGCTTCCGATGGCCCTCACCGCCCTCGCCCTGTGCTCGCGCGCGCTGATCAAGATCGGCGCCCAGCCCATCGCCTCGCTCGACGAAGGCACCGCCGAGGCGGAAGTGGCGGCCAATCTCTATCCCGCCACGCGCGATGCCATGCTGTCGCTGCACCCCTGGTCGTTCGCGACCGGGCAGGACAGCCTGCCGCGCCTGGCCGCGGCGCCCACCGCCGATTTCCAATACGCCTTTCAACTGCCCGCGGGCTTCCTGCGCGTGCTCTCGGCGGGTGCGCCGGGCTCCAGCCAGGGCCTGAGTTACCGCATTCTGGAGGAGCGGCTACATTGCAATGCCGAGCAGGTGGTGCTGGCCTATATCTTCCGCCCCGACGAGGCCGCCTTCCCGCCCTTCTTCGCCTCCGCCCTGGCCACTCGCCTCGCCGCCGAATTCTGCATTCCGCTGACCGAGGCGACCTCGCGCGCCCAGCTGCTGTTCAGCCAGGCGGAATCCGAGCTGCGCGCCGCGCGCCATGCCGACAGCGCCCAGGCCACGCCGCGCGCCATTCGCGACTTCCCCCTGCTCTCGGTGAGGGGCTGAACATGTCGGGCAGTCGCGCCTTCAAATCCAGCTTCACCGCCGGCGAGCTCTCGCCCGAATTGCTCGGCCGCGCCGATCTGCGCGCCTATGGCAATGGTGCGCGCGCGCTGCGCAATGTGTTCATCCAGTCCACCGGCGGCCTCACCCGCCGGCCGGGATTGCGCCACATCGCCACCCTGCCGGGTCCGGCGCGGCTGGTCGGCTTCGAATTCAACACCGAGCAGACCTATCTGCTGGTGCTGACCTCAGGGCTGCTGCAGGTCTTCATCGGCGACGCCCAGGTCACCTCGCTGGCCGCGCCCTGGACCGAGGCCATGCTGCCGCAGCTCTCCCATACCCAGAGCGCCGACACCCTGCTGGTCTGCCATCCCGATTTGGCACCGCTGCGCATCACCCGCAGCAGCCACACCAGCTGGAGCATCACCTTCTGGCCCTTCACCGAGGTGCCGACCTATCGCTTCGCAGCCCTCGACGTCTCGCTCACGCCCAGCGGCCTGACCGGCAGCATCACCATCACCGCCTCCGCCCCCGTCTTCAGCAGCCTGCATCTCAACACCCGGCTGCGCATTG